CGAACCTACGTCCATAGTCGTTACTGTAACTGCCCAGAAACAACAGGCTCTTCATCGAGTGTAGCCACGTTGTCTTGAGCGGGAGCTTGCTCTTTGAGTTCCGCCATGAAGCGATCTCGCATCGCACCCATGTGGGTCATCGCTTCGCCCGACACCATGCCGTTTTTAGCGGCAGCGTCGATTAGGTTTAATACGTTAGCTAGATCGTGAAGTTGTATGTGTTTTGTTTCCATTTACCAAGGTACTCCTGATGCGTCTACTGGGGTTGCTTTTTTATTGATCTGACCTTGTAAGCCAGCTTCTTTGTCAGCGGCTGAGTCTTCATCTTCATCAGCATCTAGCGCAGCTTTGACCCACGCAATCGCGTTGTCTTTCGTTACGCTATCGTATGCGATGAAGTCTGACGAACTCGGATCACCCGACACGCCTTTTGAGCCATAGCAGTCTGCTTTGTACTCAGTGCCGTTAATTGTTTCGACAGCCGAAAGCCGCCAGTGAATGTTGGTGATTAGCCCAGAGGAGACTTGCCTGTCCACCTGCGGGATGTCCCATGTGAATGTCGCAGCCATTAGCTACCTCCTTCTTTAAGTTTTGCGATCTCTAATTTTAACTCTTCTATTTGTTTTTGTTGCTCTTGTATTGCGCTGACAAGATAAGGTGCAAATGCAGCTTTAAAGATAGACCAAGGGTGCTTGCTTGGGTCATCTCCACCCTCACTCGCACAATTTGGTAATACCTTATGAACTTCTTGAGCAACAAAGCCTACTTCACTCTCACCTGTCTTTTTCCAATCGAACTGACGAACATTCAGGTCTAGTATTTTATCTAGCTGACTAGGCGCATCAACGATATTTTCTTTAAGCCTTTCATCAGAGCCTGTGCCAAATTCCAAGCTAGTGGTTGAAGCCGACTGAATTGTCCCTACCGTGCTGTCCTCATCGGTAAAGACCATAAATCTTGAGCCGTTGCCCAATGCAACATCGTCTTGAAAAGATACTTCGATGATTGGGTTATCAGCACTTGTAACGGCAGCTTGGTGGCAAATGAACTTCGCGCATACCTCATCTCCAGCTTGATGAGCTACAAATTGCGCCGTGTCTGAGAAGTTCGTTACAGGGGTCGTAGTTCCGACTAATAATGCGGCAGTCGTGAAGCGGGCTATTTCCGCTGCTCCTGTTGTAAATTTCATCGCATCATCGGCGTGATCGTATTGAATTACCCCAACATCATTGTTGTCAGGATCACCAAACACTATGTTGCAATCCTGATTGTTAGCAGCAAGGAAGCTCATGCCCACAGCGCCATTATTTTCTAAAACAAGCTCGTCACCGCCTCCTGACGCAGTAACCGTACCTGCGCTTGCAGTATGAATGTGTAACTGACCATCTGGTGAGGAGGTCTTAATTCCAACCTTGTTGGTGCCTGCATTTACGAACAAACAACTTGTGTTGTCGTTCGACTCAACACGGAAGTTGATGTCATTAGAGCCGTTATTAAAGACAGTTTCATCAGTAGTCATGTCAATGCGACTCTGGCTTGTCCCAGCATCGGTTGTGCTTAAAATCATTCGACCTTGTTCTGAACCACTGGTGACCCCCGGCGAGAACACTTCAATTTGTGCGTATATATCTCTATTTCCAGCACTGTCATCTGATTTAAAGGTGATAAGCCCTATATCATCCGTAGTAGCGGGAGAAGACGTATCACGAATAAAATCTAAAATCGGGCCATCAGCAGCATCACTGTCGGTACAGACAAGGGCAAGAGTCGTATTATTGTCAGCCCTAGCAATGTTTACCTTGCCGCCGTAATCGGTGGTGGTGTTATATAAAAGATCACCCGAATCGTTGATTCGCATGGCCTCGTTCAGCGCAGTAGAGCCATCGGGAGTTGTAGCAAAAACCAGTCTTCCGGGCATGTCGTTAGCCCCCGGTGTGCCATCTACTTCCCCTAATATCCTTGCGGCGCTAGTTGCGCTATCAACGCCATCGTTTCCGATGAACAATATCGAACCAAGGTTGTCTCCACTAGCAACAATCGTGTTACCACCAATGCTGGCATCTCTAGATTTAACAAACGTAAGACTTGGAGAATTAGCATTATCACTAAACCTCCCTATTGAAATCGTTGAAGGATTGTTAGTTGTTCCCATTACTTGAAACGCGGCGGTTGTGCTGGTTGTTACAGGGGTATTAGTGCCGATAAGAACTTTATCGTTTTCGCCATCAACAAACAGCATGTTAGCGTTGCCATCTGATTCAACACGGAAGTCGAGGTCTTGTGAGCCGTCGTTAAAAACGGTTTCTGTAGAGTTCAACAACATTCTTGATCTAGCCGTACCAGCTAATTTTGTGTTGATTTGTAACTGACCGTCTTCAGTGCCATCTGAAGCATCTACAATAGAAGACTCTATTGACGAATAAACCGTGTCTTCAGACGCATCATTTTGAGCTTGGAAAGTAATTTTCCCTGTTATGTCACCGTCTGCTGGAGAACTAGACAATCTATCGAAAGTAAGTTGAGGCCCAAGGTTTGCATCTGCATCTGTAGAACGGACAGTGAGCGCAGCTGTATTGCCATCTACCTCACTGGTCAAACCGTTGACATGCAGATCAGTGAACGCATCAACCATCTTACCGCCAGAGCCAGCACCGTCAGAGTAGATAGCTTTTACGTCGCCATTACGGATCGTGACCGTAGCGCCAGAACCTTGCTTGATAATGATTGACTGCGAGCCGCTAGTTGCGTTCTCAATGAACCACAACTTGCTAACCGTGTTTGGCCCTATAGTGATGGTGCAAGTGCTATCAAGAGTGCCAGTGTATTGGAGATAGATTGACCTGCCGGGATCAGTAGCGCCATCGGCAATAGTAGTAGTATGCGTGTCAGCATTGGTCGTAATCGCCTCCGTTCCAAAAGAAAATGCTTCAGCAACTAACTCTAAATTTGTATTCGTACTGGTGCCCCAAGTGCCCGACTCATCGCCAGTGGCAATCTCTTTTAGGCGTAAATCATTAACGTAAGTTGCCATTTATCTTCTCCGACTTTTCGTCTTAGGCTTAGGTTTTTTCATCGAAGCAACGTGTTTTTTCAAAGTCTCTGCTTGCTTCTTGTGAGTCTTAGATGCTTTTTCTAAGCCTTTAATAACCTTATTTACTTTACGAACCATTAGGCTACCTCATCCCAATCAGGAGTTTGAGTTGTAGTAACATCAGCCCAGCTTGGTGTTTGACTATCTGATATTTCTGACCAACTTGGTGTTTGAGTATCTGATACTTCTGACCAGCTTGGTGTTTGAGTTGTAGAAACATCTGAATAACTTGGCGTTTGACTTGCATCAACCAACCCCCAAACATGGACTTGTGTAACTTCTCCGCTACCTGCAACGCCAATAACTTCAACGATTGCAGCACCTGTAACTGTGACACTGCCAACATCTGCTGTTGCTTCATTGCCAGTGACCGAGACATTTGCAGCAGCCTCGATTGTAACAGTGCCAATCGCTCCAGTAGCAGCAATGCCGGTAACAGCAACATTCGCATCAGCGGTAATAGAAACTGTTCCAATAGATCCAGTTGCTGCCACGCCTGTGATAGATACATCAACACCCGTCCCTTGGACAATTGTGACTGCCCCGATTGACCCTGTGCTAGAAACACCTGTGACAGAGACATTTGCGTCTGCGCTGATTGTTGTGGTTGTAACCGCACCAGTGGCAGTAACGCCCGTAACTGGTACTGGACTTGGCTCACCCCATGTGCCATCACCCCAAGCACCTCTGCCCCAGCCGGTAAGATTCGACATTTAAGCAATACGAATAATTGCATTGCTTGCATCAGCAGTAGGAAACTGAATGGTAAAATCACCTGATGTGCTTGTTTTATCCGCACCAAAAGCTAACGAACAAACAGATGGATCACCTGACGCGCTTTCATTAAATATCAATGCGCCATTAGCGGTAATGCTGCTAGAGCTAAATGTTAAATTTGCAAAATCTGTAAACCCCGTTGTGCCAGATGATGTTGGATCAACCCTAGTAAGTGCCGCTCCTTTTGCTGTATATCCTGTACCAGACACCTCATTAGAGTCTGTATAAGCTGTTGTACTAGCGCCTAACGTCGCAGAACTTGTATACAAGGCAAGATTGAATGTACTGCCCCCAGAGTTTTTAAAGTTATGAACCGCCTCTAACAACTCTTTCTTAAATGACGTACACATTGCTGTTGATATAGCCACTACAGTCTCCTAATAATATCTGCCATGTCTTTTTGATTCTGGCTCTCTAGCTCTGCGATCAATGTTGTCCGATCACTTCTAATTGCTTCTTTCATATACAAACAAATTGTAGCATATACAGACTGTTTAAACGCCTCTGCTTGCTCTGCGATCAGTGGATGGCAGTCTCCACCAACACTCACTATTCTATCTGTTGCTGTTTTTGCCCAAAACTCCGGGTCATGTCCTTTATTTTGTGTGGTTACAACGAAACATTCTCCAATAGCTGTGTCAATTACCTCACTCATCTATTTGTTTGCAACGCTGTTTGACCAGTTCTGTAAGCATCTGTCCTATTGTATCCATCACCTTCTAGCTTCAACTGCCCAAGCGCAGTTTCAAATTGAGATGTATATAGCTGTAAAATATCTGCATCGCCTTTCATAAATACATATGCTTGGACTAATGACCCAAACAACAAAGCATTGTCTGCATTCGTACCTAACCAGCTTGTTCCATCAGATGAAACCGTAATAGATTCTGGTTGATAAAAATAATGAAGCTCTGCGGTAAAGTTGGCGTTTGGTGTTGGGCCAACAATAAACGTGCCTTCATCAAAAATGCCATAATACTTTGGGATGGAGGTAGTTGAAGCTACTGGATAAGCCTCTCGGATAAAGTTTACATCTTTGAATATCAAAAATTCATATCCTGAATTATCAATAGCTAAAGAATATGGAAACAAAAAGTCTGTTGGCATAGATAGATATTTGTTCCCTGATGTCAGGGTGCCAGTAACATTCTTGCGAAAGTCTGGTAGCTGAATTGTTCGTAGTATTATTTGCTCTGCATTACGCACGAACAACCCAATGTTATTTACAAAGGTTGTTTCTGTATTCTCAGTGTAATCCTTTATTGCCTGAGTCAGTGTTGTATATGTCCATGCCATTAGGTTGTCACCACTGTTACTCGGCCTATTTCACCTGTTATATCTAATCCAACAGTTCGAGAACCAAGCTCTGTAATACCGCCGCCAACAGGGTCAAATGACCCCAAAATACGACTTTGTTGTAATGATGTGTCTGGTCTAGGATTCCTTAACGCTTGTGGATCAGACATCTTCATTCTGCCCAACTCATATTGAGGATTGTCTTTATCTAGCACATCAAAGCCAACTCGAAACCCTGTATCTCGCCCATCTCTTATTAAAGGAACAAGGTCTCTTAGCGCATACCGAAATCCAGTTACATCACAAAACCCAAATGCATGCTTGCCTCTAGCATAAATACTCAATATCTATACCCTCCGGGCACGAAAAATAACGACTCTTTACCTCGATCTGCATCAACAGCTTGTTGCCATTGCTCTTCGTATAACTGCTTTAATAAAGGTATTCTGTCTTGTGAGTCTGGTTTTTTTAACGCAACATGATAGGCCAAGCCTGCGACTAAACATGGCAAAAACCTAGATGGTATTTCTGGATTATCCGATCCCGCAGTCCCAGCATCTGCAATTCTTTCAATATAATAATACTCAAACACATAAGGCTCTGTTGAGTCAGGGACGGGCCACAAGTTAATTGAAGAAACTGTATCTGACTTTTCTAACCAAAATTGCAATGGCTTAGATTGAGTCAACTTATTTGTAAGATGAGAGTATTGCTTAACTGATATTCGGGTTAGGTTTTGATCTACTTGATTTGCAGTGCTGCCAGAGTTGGTTCGTATAAACGCCTCAACAATATCCAACACCTTTGCATCTAGTGCATAGCGGGAAGTCCCAGCCGTCAATGACTGAGACCCGCTTTTAATTGTCCACAAATTCAATCCACGATTTTGCCACTCAAGAAACATGAGGTTCATGCTTCTTCTGGCTGTGCGATAGTCATACCCGCTCTTTAGCTCTGAGCCTGCTTGCTCAAACGCTTCTTCTATCGCATCACCTAAATCAAGATCAAATGTGTAAGTAGACATCTAGGTTTTCTTCTTCACCATTTTACCGCGCTTCATAGGCATAGGCTGCTTCTTAGAGCCGCCGCGCATTCCGGGTGGTCGTTTCTTCATAACACCAGACTTCTTCATGGTGCCGCCCATTGCTTTTGTAGGTGCTTTTTTCTTTACACCTGCCTTCTTCATCGTTTTTTTACGCATTTTATCACTCTGCTAATTGATTATAGAATCGTTCCCTCAGTTGGAATACATGCGGCGGTTCTTCATCTCCAAAAACGAACGAGTAATAATCTGTGTTTTTTAATTTATGTACCGCGTTTTGCAAATCTTTGAGCCGCTGTATGTATAACATCGCATACGAAACATCGTTGAGTTCTTCAAATGTATCCGACTCAATAGCTTCATTTGCCTCATCATCAGGGTGAGACCCCATAATCCAAAGATCTCGATCCCCAAAAACCCCATTACTTATCGCGTAATTTAAAGCCTCTACACGATTATGAAATTGCACCCCATCCTCTTCATAGTCCAAGTCAATAACAATGTGGATGCGATAAGTATCATCGTAACTCTCTAGCGACTTAAAGACATCTACAAATGACGTAGTGCGTTTAAACGTCATAAGAACCTGATGCGCCTCCCATGTCTTTTTGGCATATGGACAAGCAGACATTCCGCCCAAATCATCGTTAGGTAATTCGAGCGTCTGCTTTGACCAATCCCTAACCTCTTGGCGAATGGACTCTTCTAAGTCAAATCTGCTATGGCTTTCTAGCTGCGCCATATCCTCGACGTTCCATTTTTCTAGTCTTGGCGTTGCTTTTTTCGCTTGCGATTTTAACCAACCCGCCTTCTCTTATTCCTCTTGGCCCTTGCACTCCTATACCTTGCATGACTGCACGTTGGCTTGGTCGGAGTCCACCCCTTCGCGCACGATTACCACTAAACATGCCACCAAGCCTTCTATCACCAAACATTCCCGGCCCCGACCTTTGCTTCGACCTTCTCTCAGCATTAGTCATTTTTGCAAGCTGTCGCTGACCTTGCTGGAATTGGTCGCGCATCATGCTGCCGCCTTCTGCATCGCGCATGCTTACCGTGGGTATGTCTGGGGGAATTTCATTACGAAGCGCCCCAGTTCTTGGGGTATAAGCACCAGAACGGTCGACCGCCTCTTGAACACTTGGCCCTTTCCGTGATCCTTTACGACTTGGGGTATAAACACCAAACGCTTCTTCAACACTTGGCCCTCTCCGTGATCCTTTACGAAAAGCAGCGCGGCCTGCGCCTGCTTGTGATTGAAGACCGCCTTGTTTTTTGATTCCTCTACGAGCGCGAGCTAACGGATTACGAGCCATGCCCCCGCTTTGCATCTTCCCAACGCCATCTGCCGCATAAAAAGGAACTTTCTTTCCACCCTTCTTAACCATCTTGAGCTTATCTGTCATCCAACTATCCTCATTTCTTTATAAAGACCTTTAGCAATAGCCTTCAAAGCATCGGTAGGGGCGTTTAAAAACTGCTCTACGGACATTTCGTGGGCGAGAGGTATTCTGGATAGGGTCTGCAATACAACAGCATCTTCGGCTTTGTTGAGGCTTACAGTGACCCTAACCAAATCTAAAGGATCTGAAAAACTATGAAAGCAATCTATTATCTTGCTATCAAATTGTTGACGAGTGATGCTATCCATAATGCTTAATAACACTCATGCAAATGTTATAGACATCACCATCTGAGTGAGCAACTGTGGTAAACATAATGTCACCTGTTACACCACTACCGGCATTATTAGGAATGCCATTAAACTCACTAAAGTCTAGCTCGTCTGCATAATCAGCATTTAACTGCCATGCTAATAAATCGGTGCTTGCATCAAAAAATATCTTTACACCCATCCCAATAGTGGTATACCAGATTTTTTCTATGCTCACCTTAGAACAAGCAGCGCCAGATACTGGATCGGCTGTAAGAGCAGACACATCTATCTTCTTTACCGCTGCCTCTCCAGAACCATCGCTAACGTTAGTAAAACGGAATATCGCTTTTCTCGCGCCATCTTGGATAGTTTGTGTAGCTACTGCGTCAGCCATGACTGCCCCCTATTACGCTATCTGAACGTACTCGATAATAAACGTAAATGAACCAGCAGTGGTTGCATCAACAGTATTGGTAATGTTGCAGAAAATAGTTCGGGCAGTGTCTGTATATTGAACAGAAGCAGGCGCTGTAGTGCCGCTTTGCGTCTGAACCACAA